TTTATCCAACTGATCCATCGTCGGCCTGACAGTACTTGCTTCCTTCTGTACGGAAGAATCATCTGTCTTAGGAATCATGACAGGTTCAAACATCTTCTTCTTAGCCCAGTCATCTGGAATCATAAGATGTTTTGCTTTGAACTGCATGTGTAGAAGAGTAGTGTCGATACCATTCCTTGAAGAAATTTTCTTCATCAGGTCATCAACTTCACCGTAAGATGGGTAGTCTAATTTTGCTAGACCATCTTCTAGTTCTTTTACAGCGACTGACTCATTCATTTTTTTCTTCTCAGGTAATCCTTTATGTTTAGTAGATGCAAATTTCTTTACATCTTTTCTCTTCATGCTGGCAGCAGCTCTTTGAACCTCAAGCGTTTTTTCCCCCTTGAGAGTGCCTTTTTGAGCCGCTCTAACAATCCCGAAGAATCTTTGTTGCTTTTTAGAGACTGCTGGCATATCATGTACCTAATCCTTTTCCCGATTTCATGTTTTCTTTACTACCGTATCTAGCTTTTGTTTCTACATACCCCTTCGTATCATCACCATAACCCATCTCTTTGGCATCTGACTTGAGTTTTTGGTTTGCCTTATGTTGTTTAAGATACTTACCTTCACCATCAGTCTTCGCACCTTTCACTTTAGGTTTCTGGTTACTACCACTTCTCATGATGGCACCTTTACCATACTGAGCTGTGATGGATTTCTTTACTGCATCCATTACAGAATCCTTAGATTTAGATAATGGTTTCTTAGTTCCACCTACATCATAACCTGTTTCTTTTTTGAGACGAGTCGCCTCTTGAAAATCTTGGAAGTTCTTCATTTCTTTTTACCTAAGTCTTTAATAGATCCTGTACCTTGAACAATCTTTGAACGTCCATAAGGATTTCTGACATCATCATTGTCAGCAGACTTACGATACCGTTCTGGTTGTCCTCTACCAGTTGAGTTATTTCTTTTCTTACCATCAAAAGAAGTATATTGATTAGAAGTTTTGTTTTTCCTACCTTTAAAGGCAAATTCATCATTACTTCTACCCATCTTATTTGCAAGACTTTTACTTATGCCCTTGTCTTCATTACCTTCACCAGCACCAGCATTGTAAGCGGCCATTCTGTTCTCATCAAGTAAGTCTAGTTCGTCTCTCCAATTAGAGAAACTACTCATCTGGATTGCGGCTACCTTTTGTTGTAACTTTGTATCCTGTTTGTTGTCTTTCTTGATTAACTTGTTAACCATTGCTTTTTTGGCCATGTCAGCCGATTTTACTTTCTGTGCTGCTTGTCTTTGAGAAGCTTGATTGACTGGTGACATAGACATTTCATCTAGGTTGTGATCAACTTCTTCTTTCTTTGAACTGTTACCATAGTTTGCAGCACCCTTCTTGCGACACTGTACTAATCTACCTGATGCGTATGCAGATGGCCAAACACTTGCACTTGCTTTTACTTTTTTATAACAAGCGTCTTTCTTACCACTACCACTTCCTTTCTTATCCTCTTCTGTAACTACTTCTTCTTTATTCAGGATCGCCTGCTTACGTCCTGAAGGATCTTTTATTGCAATACGACGTTGCATCTGCTTATTGGCTTCCTTCTCTTCACCAGCACCAGCAGCGACAACTTCTTTAGCATAGGCTTTATTAGCCTGACGTGACATCTTCTCTTTAGGAAGTGGTTTGTATCCTTCTAAAAGAGCCTCCAGAACCATATCTCTAGAACCCCAAAGATCATTCTCACTAATAAATGCCTCTACTAATTCTTCATCAGACCACCTGTCTGTGTCATATCCCTCTTCTACAATACCTGTCAACCAAGTATCAAATGTCTCTCTATGATTCTCTTTCTCTAGGAGTTTAAGTGTATTCCATTCCGATCTATACTTTCCTTCCTTCTTTAATTTCTTTTGTTGCCAAGAGTCAAGTGCCTGATCTGGACGCTTCCCTGCTGCCATCTCAGATTTCTTATGAGCTTGAAATTCAGAAGCAGATTTTGCTCTGTCAGAGTCCCTCTGTTGGTTCTTAGCAGCTTGATCTTGAATCCTTTTCTTTACATTGTCCTCACTCTTTTGTAAATTAGGATGTAAAGGGGCTTCATAAATTGCAGAATAGGCTTCAGAAAGTTTGTCCATTTTGAAAGGATACAGTATAGCTATCATAACGTATTTATTATATCAATAAATAGAAGACAGGGACTCTATATTTTTAGCTAAATGGCTCGTCAGGGAATATTTACTGGATTCACACCGAATGATGGTCTGGGAGATTCCCTTGCCTTAGGCGCATCCAAAGTAAATCAAAACTTTTCAGAGATTTATTCCACCTTTGGTGACGGTACAAATCTCAGTGTCAATGCAGGGAGTGCTGGTACTTGGACGAAGGCAGGGAACTCAGGAATTTACACAAGTAAGAACGTTGGCATCGGTACAACTGATCCCACTGCTTCTTTATTTGTATCAGGTAATGTTCAATTAACAGGTATTACAACTGGAACATTCGTTGGAGATGGTTCTGGTCTAACAGGTGTGACCGCAGTTGGTCAAGGTGTTGTTATAAAAGATAGTGGAACACTGGTTGGTGTTGCCCAGAGTATAAACTTAGATAAAAACTTAAATGTTACACAGGTATTTGGTGGAAATGTAACAGTTTCTGCTGCTGATACTGTAGGATTTGCATTTACTTCTGGATTCTCCACAACATCTGCGTATGCAAACGTCTCTGGAGTATCTACTACATCAGGAACAGCTGGGTTTGCTGATACGGCAACACTGGCATACACTGCAAACTTTGCCACAGTCGCTGGTGTCGTAACATATGCACAGGCATCTGGTATTGCAACCAACTCTGGTATAGCTGAGTATGCAAAGGTAGCTGGTATCGCATCATACGTTGCCAATGCAGGGTTCTCAACCATGGCAGGGTATGCACATACGGCAGGCATCGCCACAGTCGCACAGAATTTAACAGGAACTCCTTCTATTAATATTGACAATATCAATTCTGCGATTGGTATTGTGACCATGCCTGGTCAAGGTAGTAAGATGCGTTTCGACTTTGACGCAACAGGTGATCTACCCCAAGCAACTTCTTGGAGAGGTATGTTTGCATGGGCAAACAATACTAAGACTGCATACGTTTCCAGTGGAACCACAATGGGTGGTTACAATGGTTGGAGAAAGTTACTTCATCAGGATCACGAAGGCAACTACTTTACAGTAGGTGTCATAACTGCATCCAAGTTTGCTGGTGATGGATCTGAACTTACAAACTTACCATCAACAGATAGTATTTGGAGAACAAACTCCACTGGTATTCACACTCTCAGCAACGTTGGTCTTGGAACCACCAACACAGAGGGATATAAACTGAAGGTTGTAGGTAATCTTAAACTTTCTGGTCGTTTAGATGGTACTGCAACAGACAATATCTTACCCCATCTATGGTCAACGTACTCATCTCTACCATCACCAACCACATATCACGGTCAGTTTGCACACGCACACGACACTGGTAAGGCGTACTTTGCACATGCTGGTGCATGGATGGAACTTATCAATAAGAATACTGACAATACTGTAGGAACAGGAACTGAACACTACAGAGTCGGAGTTCTTACTGCAACATCATTCATTGGAGATGGATCTGGGATAAGTAATATCAATGTATCATACGCAGCTTCAGCTGGTATTGCAACTCTAGCACAAGGACTAGATGGCAAACCAGACATCTTAGTTGCTAACATCAACTGTACTGGTATTACTACTAGTGCAACATTCGTTGGAGATGGTTCTGGACTGACAGGTATCACTGCATCTGGTAGTGGTATTATCATCAGAGAAGACGGCACACTCGTAGGAACTATTGGAACTGTAAACTTCGGAACTGGTTTCGATGTTTCCCCTGCATCTGCTGGTGTAGTAACAGTCACCACATCAGGTGGTGGCGGTGGTGGTATCTCTGGTATTGTATATCAGGAAGAAGGATCTACTGTTGGTACTGCACAGACAGTTAACTTTATTGGTGCTGCATGTACAGTAACGCATAGTGGCGGAGTTGCAACTGTCAATTTGGCAGGAGCAATACCATTCACAGGACCTGCTGCAAACATAACTGCACTTGACATCACACAGTATGAAGCAGCATATGGATGGGGCGATCACTCTGGTGCTGGATATCTAACAGGTATAGGTGGACAAAACTTAGGTAACTTATCTAATGTTTCTAGTGCATCTCCAAGTACAAGTGATGTATTAACATGGGGTGGATCATCATGGGTTCCAGCTGCATCTAGTGGTGGAATAATAATTAAAGAAGAAGGAAGTCAAGTTGCAGCGGGAATCACCTCACTTAATTTTGTTGGATCTACTGTAAGTGCAACTGCTTCTGGAACAGATGGAACTATCACAATCACTGCTGGTGGTGGTGGAGGTGGCAGTATTTCTACAACTGGAGTTGGAACATACACTGCATCTGCTGGTGTGGAACAACAGGTAGATTCATGGTCTAAGTTAAGTTACTCTGGTGCAGAGTACACATTTATGATTGGTCTAGGAACATTCAGACAATCACAGAAAGTTCTTGTCATGCACGATGGAACTACGGCGTTCTCACAAGAATATGGCATCATGTTCTCTCCAGAACAACAGGTATCTATTGCTGCAACTGTAAGTAGTAACAACGTTCTAGTTAAAGTTACTCCTGAGGCAGGAATATCTGGTTTATCAACATACAGATTCGTTAAAACTTTCATTGAGAACCTATGATTCATACTAGTACGAACACTCTTGATAGGTCAGGCCTGGCTGTCAAGCCAGTTGGAACTGATGACAAGAAGGCATACTCTATTAAATGTTATACCAAAGACGATTGGGTATTCATACATGAAGAACTCGAAAAGGATGGTTCACTGGAAGATAATATTCCAGACCCATCAATAGTATGTCCCGATAAGAAGGAACATAGTGATACCAGAGCAACTTACATGTTGACTGATGCGGAAGCAGAGGACCTAAGAAAACATGAGAAGGTGCAGTGGGTCTGTATTGACTATGATGTATATCCAGGCAACTATTCTCCAGATCCAAAAGATATTATCGCTGG